GTCCAAATGTGTTTTAAATCGATATGCCTGAATTTGATATGTTATTGGCTCGAGAATCCCATCTCCTGAAAACAATTTCGTGATGAAGTCAACCCCAGCAAAAGTCAATTGGCTAACCATATCAAGAAATGTTGTGCCAGAAAAGTGCCTTACAAGTGCTTGTGTGGCGGGAATATTCAAATTTCTCCCAGCTACGGAAGCTATCAACACAAGCGCCAATGCGGAAAACAATGTATTAAGCGGCTTCGCAAACTGTGATTTAGTCAAAATTTTCCATAAATCACTTCCTGAAAATGACGCTGCTGAATAATCAATTGCATAGGCTTCTTCTGGAATCAAAGGGCAAATAGTAGACATGAACCGACAAAACAATTTGTACGTCCAATGGGACTTGCTGACATCTTTTATGCCACACATTCCCATAATTTTACGCTTCCACGAGGCAGGCATAAAATTAAACAAAACTCTCCAATGACACCGCTTTACTTGAGAGCGCATGTAAGACCAGACGATTCCAAAAACTATCTATGGCTTAGGTGCTCTAGCAGCATTGACAACCATGGTAGTCAGCGTTACCAAGTCAATGCCCTCCATGTTTTCTCTGACGGCTGATTTGCCAACATGCAATCCGATCAAATACCAAGTGAATGCTCCCGCAGATGGAATCATCAACTTGACACCAGTTGTTAGCAATTTTTGCACCAACACTCCAGCTCCGTGAGCAACAATATCAACGGCTGAACTTGCTGCCCTATACTCAATAATCTTCTTGTTGATGCGACATCTCTCCTTCTTCCGGTCCTTGTTCTTTCCTCGTTTCTTTTTGTAGTGTGTATCCTCCTTGTCTTCAATGACACCATAAGAAGGTTTTACAACAACCACGGGTTCCACAATCGAGATGTTTTCACACTTTTTCCTCAAAGCACTAACATCTATTTTCTTTTTGCGACCGTACCCCCATAACAACAAATCCATATCGTCCAACTGCTCAAAAATTCCCAAAGCAGCAGAATTGACACTTCTCCAATGGCGGTCCTGCAAAACGAAATAAAACATCCTGTCTCCCTCGAGCACAACGTTCCTCTTCTTTCTCCCACACTCAAACACATCAATGACACATGAACAACCAACAAATGATACGAAATTCCGAACAGCGGCAACAGTCCAAGCAGAATCCTCAATAGAATCTCTGATATACCGATTTCCATCATACCAATATGTGTGGGCCAAGTTGCAAAAAACTTCAATTTCTTCTAGCCCAAAATGTTGCAAAAGCATCACAGTACCACATGATTTAGGCACTGGCCCAAACCCGAACTCTCCGAAAAAATCCTCTGGAATTGTTTCAAACATCGACAATGCCTCAAG